ATAGTCAATTGACTTACAACGCACCCTTTAAACTCTTCTTTTCGACCAGTTCCGCTTGCGCTTTGCGCTGCTCCTCGTTGAAGCACGATAGTCAATGAAGGAAGATTCGCAGTCGGTGTAAAAGTATGCTGATATGGTGCCGGACCGGCTGAAGAGGAAACAGAACCTAACGCAGCAAGAAGAATATCGCCATTTCCGGCATAATGTAACGGAGCGGTGATATTGCCACCGGTGATATTAAACGCATCAAAAGTACTTCTTACGAAGCCCGCATTGCCTTGATTCAAGTGCGTCTTGCGACTTCTTTCAATGGTCTTCTGAAGAGAAGCAGATATCAAGCGCATTGCGGTGTAACTTCCACTTGAAGCTGTGCCGTAAGTTGTTTCTTCTGCTGTTTGGATAAAAGCATTTCTTCCGAACTGAATTGCCATGATAAATTCTCCTAGCTAGGTAATAGATTTTGAACTTTAAGAAGACAGCGAACTTTGAGAGTTTGTCCGTTTGTAGTGAAGATATCAAGACCGACTGCATAATCATTACTTGAATTTCCGGCGATCGCTCTCAAAGAAGCATATCCGTTTAAAAAATAGGTATCATCGGAAGAATATCTTGAATTGCTATCAGTTCCGCTTGAGTCGAGACTTTTAGGCTGAATTCTTGTGATACCTTCATATCCGAGCTTGCCGTTAAAGGGGTCAATATAAGCTGCCAAAAGAGAACGGATATCGAACCATATATCTATTTTTTCGCCTTCTTCTTTCGTGAATACTGTTTCCGGTTCTGTTCTTCCCGAATTGTTCAAGATAGGCTTTACAATACGCACTGGTCGGCCGATCCAAATATATCCGGTTTTTGGTGAAGATACAGTAAAGGCAGAAGTCGGATCGGTCGCAGCTGTTGAATCACCGAAATAAATGTAAATCAAAGAAGTGGAAGACTGGTCTTCAATGGCGACTTGTTCTATTTCAAGAACTAACTGACGACCGGAATAACTCGCACCGGATTGCCGTTGATAGTTTATCTCTGATTCCGCATTCGCTGTGTATATCTTGATATCATAAAAGTTTGATAGGATAGAATTCCAAAAAATATCCCAATCGGGAGGTATTGTAACTTCAACATCGACATTCGTTGCCCCGCCTCCCCCTCCAACATAAACAGGAATCGAAATCGGTATTCTGTATTTAAAGTTTGAGTCCGCCCAAGTCGCCATTAGTCACCCCGATCTGTTTGTCTTGTAACTAATAACCGTATATACGCAATCCCGACATTCGGAATCCCAATTTTATCGCCATCACGAGCTAGGAAAGAACACCTTACATCGTCAACGATTCCATCGCTGAATCCAAGAAGGCGATTTGATGTTATGGCCTTGATAATATCACTTGCAAGATTGATCGCTTGCTGTCTTCTTGAGTCAACGGTATAACTCGTTCCAGGCGTATATGCGACAATACTAAATTCTGCTTCCCCTTGATATCTTCCCAACGCCTGGCCATGCTCTTCTATAAAATCAATAAACTGAATCGTCGCACTAGGAATTTGAGGAAGATCGGGTGATTCTCCAATAATGACACGACCCGTTAAGTCAAGTCCTGAATATCCCGAAGCATAATCTACTGCGATAATGCTTTTAAGGGCGTCTTCTATTCTGATAATTGGTGAATCCGACATTAAAGATCTTTCCCTTTTAAAGAAGCTATTATAGCTTTATCAATCAATGATTTCGTGCGATCTCTATGTTTATCAAAAGCATTGCGAAGATATCTCTTCTCTTTGATGAATCTTGAACCACCTTTCATTTCAATGGTTCCGCCATATTCTTGAATCGCTGCATATACCACATCGGCCGATTCCGTAAATGGTCTTGAAGGCGTGGATATTCCGCCCGCTCTCAAGACAAGATAATCTTCATTTTGGAAGTTAATAACATTTCCCGAAATGCTGTTTCGCAAACGACCTGTTTGAACTCTCGGGAAGTGGGTCGCATTTCGCTTTGCGTCTGCTTCCATCTTTAAAGATTGCTTCAATAGCACACTGCGTATATTCATTGAAATACGGCTATCAGATTTTGATAGACGATCCATGAATTCTTCGTATGTTATACTCACATCGTCCGCCGATATACTCTATAAGTATAAAGAATATCCTTCACTTCTTGCGGCATGGTACGCAGACTAAATTTAACTGTTACATCTCGTTGAGTGGTGGAATCTTTTCCTTGACTTTGTTTGGATCTTTGCAGCTGTGAAGCATACACGCAAATCGCATGTTCAAGATCGTTCGGAGCTGTATTCCATCCGGCAATTAAAACTACCTTGTTCGCTCTTATTCCCGATTCAATGGTCTTGCTTGAAGTACTCTTCAAGTACAAACGACCTAACACATAATCAATATCGTATTCAGAAGACCCGATTTCGGTATCACTTCCATATAATCTTTCGACATCGCTGTGCCATGAAGTAACCGAAACGATAGGACGAACCGGCAGCGGAAGCATATACGGAATATCATTGAAGGGAGAATCAATGAAAAGTGTATATGATCGTGCGGTCAATTGAGGAGCTATGAAACCATCATCAAAATATTGCGGGAAACCGATATATTCTGCGATCGCCGATTCAGTCCTATCAAGAAGGTTTTGTAATTCAGTATCGCTTCCGCTGCCTTGAATCTCGGGAAGATATTCTTTGAACGTTGAAAGCGATACTAAAGACATATCTAGTACGACCGATCGGCTTGAACTTCAATAACTAGATTCAAGTCAACGACATTCGCAAGCGTTCCACTTGAAACAGTCGTAACTTTATACGCTTGGCCGGCTGTCAAGTTTGAATCATCGAAGTTCGATATACTTAGATCTTGAACTTCACCGGCGACCAGTGAAACGAAGCCTTCCGCTGCATCGTTGGTAGTCAACGAGGCAAGAGAAGTCGCACCATCACCGGCAATAACGGAAACAGTCAAGTAATTAGTTCCGTCAGCTGCAAGTGCTTGACCGCTAACCAGGCGTATATTCTGCAATCGAACTGCGTATGGAACAGGGATATAAAAGGTGAAATCGCCTGTCGTAGTCTGTTGAATAGGTAATTGTAACAACATTTTAAACTCCTATGAATTTGCGTTGTAGCCGTAAAATACATTTTTAATTGCTGAAGTATCGTCGGGAGTTCCCATAACGGCACGATAGGTCGCAACCAAACGGATCGCTCCGGCACTGATATCCTTATCTTGTTCTACAACGATTCCTCGTCGCTCGTAAAGATACCATGAAGCCGCATTGAAGATGACATATCCAGTTTGAGAGCCGGAGCCGTTGTAAAGTCCCGAAGCGGCCATATCCGCAGACAAGAAGCGAGACATAACGACCGGCATACCAAATAAACTTCCGATTTGTCCGGCAATAACAGAAGCGTTTGGACCGAACTTGTCAATGGTTACGACTTCATCAAGGGACATAAGGTGTTTCAACATGAATTCCGGTGAAACGACCATAACAAGATTCGATGAACCAAGTTCACCGAGCTTCGCCATGCCTCCAAGAATATCTTCAATAACAGCGCCACCGGCAGCTGCGATTGCAGCTGAAGAAGTTTGATCAAAAGCTGCTGCTCGCATTCCAAGAAAGGTGCGACGATGATCTGCACTTCCACCGAGACCAGTCGTACCCCAACGATTTCGGATATTCCATGACGAAATCGTGTCTTGATGGGTCGCAGCTGTATCACCATTTAGCATACAGTCTTCAAATGCATCTTCAAGGTCTTGTGCGATCTGTTGAGAGAATATCGGAAGAACAGCAAGTGCGGAATCTTCAACGGCTGCATCGTCAAGAACATAACTTGAAGCAAGCCCTTTAATTGCGATGGTGGCTTGACCTGTTGAAGGTGTGCTTGTAGTGTATTTCGAAAGGGGCGAATCAACGGTGATTTCGCCTTTAATGTAAGGACGACCACCACGATTCAAACGAGGAATCAAGAGGGTATTACGGTCGGCTTGAACACGAGTTAAAAGAGATCGCAGTCTTTTTGGAAGTTGAAAAGTCTGATACAAATCGCTGATAAACTGGTCGGGGATAAACTCCGCACCGGTTCCGGCTTGGTCGTTGAAGGCTTTTTGAATTTGAGGAAGAATCGCTTTCGGTGCCTTCATCAAGTGACGATAAAGTCGTGCATCCATCTTTGGAGTGTAAGGGTCGGAAAGAAGCATGCGACAGATATGGCGATCTTGCGCAATGGTCTTCAGCTCCGCATGCCAATCGGAAGCGACATATTCTGAATCAAGAAGGCCGGCTTCTTCAATACTAACTCGTTGTCCACGATTGTTTGAAACATGTTTAACTTCCGTTGTCCACTGAATAGAACCATCTTCACGAACAAAAGAACGCAGTTCAGATTCACCGGTATAATCAATAGAAGGTGCTTGAATAGATTCATCAATTAGGCGTTGTGCCTTCTTGAGATCATCAAGCTGATTTTCAAGGTTATGAAGGCGGTCGCCCGCACTTTTTTGTGTGCGAACTAGATTGTCAATAATCTCTTTCGCTCGGGTAATATCACTCATGTTTACTTCTCCTGTATAGATAAGAGTGCTTTTATAAGAGCGGACTGCTCGTATTCTTTCATTTCTTCTTCTTCTTCTTTATCCATCATCATTTCTTCTTCATCTTCTTTCATATCGTGGCCCGATTCTTCTTCAATGCCAGGCGGTTTCGCAAAGATGATAGTAAATGAATCTTCATCTTCTCTAACTTCAAGAATATGTTTCAAGACTGAAGAAGAAGGAAGAGAAGCAAGAGAAGATCGAACTTCTTCTTGAATCATGCTCTTGATTTTTTCATCGTAGCTTTTGGCTGCGATAGCTGTCGCATCGCTATTTGCCGGTATGGTCACGATTGACACTTCCAAAAGCTCGGCCTTTTCAAAATACGAACCTCCTTGATCGGAATAAGCAGCATGATCTTTCGCAAGGCTAGCTCGTGATATTGCCTTCAAAGGAGTGAAGCCAACGCTGACAGCATTCAAAAAACCCCTTTCCACTTTTCCGGCGATTTCAGCTGCTCTTGAATCTTCCATATCGAATTCCACATCAAT